GTAACAAACGAAGTCAGTAGTGGTACATTAGGTACAATCAAAGTTGGCGGCATTGATATAGGTGGAACAGCAGTCACAGCGACAGCCGCTGAACTGAACTATGTTGATGGCGTTACAAGTGCTATCCAAACACAACTAGACACAAAAATTACAGCAACTTCAACAGATACATTAGAAAATAAAACATTAAGAGCTCCAACATTTGAAGATGGTAGCAACAGTCCTAAATTTATTGAACAACGTTTTGTAAATGCCAATACTATGCGAACAGCACAAAAGTTTAATGGTGGCGGCGCTGGCAGTAATAGTTATCTAGTAAATGGAGAATTTCAACCGGTAGTAACAATTATTCCGAGTGGTAGCAGTCAAAACTATCAAGTTATTGGTCGTGTAACAGTGCAGTCTGGATCAGCAATTCAAGTTTTATATGTTAACATGGGTTTCAGAAGTAATACACTACCAGATTTAAGTTGGAGTGCGACATACAGTGAAGAACTTACTGGTACAAGTACTAGAATGGTAACACCTTATTTGTGGACAAAAGAAACAACAACTGCTGGTTTTATTTTTGCTCTAGGTATAAACGCTACCATTTATGGAACTATAACCTGTGACATTGACATTATTCCTAGAGATTCATCACAACAAAGCAATGTTACAGTAAGTTCAAATAGTAGCGAGGTAACAGCAGTTACTTCAGGTTATACTTCAAATGATTTTACAAGATTATACACAATAGACCAATACGGTGTTATTGAGTACGGTTCGTCAAGTATAAGATTTGAAGGATCAACTGACGATGCATTTGAAACAATTTTAACAGCAACAGATCCAACTGCGGATAGAACTATTACTTTACCAGATCAAAGTGGAACCATTGCTCTAACAAGTGACGTACAAGCAAATTTAACACGCAACGAAAATAGTAGTCCTTATGTAGTAACAGCAAGTGATGTCACAAATAATACAGGTAGTACTCTAGCAATTTCAGCGGCTACGCTGGGTTTTGATTTAAGCGATGCTGTTAATTACAACATATTCATTAACAGATTACACATGAGATCAAGTGAAGTAAGTGTTAATACCAGTAACGGTACAATTACAGTAAGTGCTGACATTTTAGAAGCATCAGATGAAATAGATGCGGTGTGGATTACATAAATACATGAAACAAAGGGGAAAGTGCCGTGGCATTTAAAGTAATAAATCAAACAGTCATAGATGTAGACAGTTCAGGAGCAACTCAATTACAGAGTGCGTCTGGACAAGATATTGCTTTATATCCAGATCAAAATGTATGGATAAAGCAAGGAACAAAACTCATATTTGAAGGCACAACCCCTGATGACTATGAAGCAAAATTACAAGCAACAACAGTAACAGCAGACAGAGATTTAATTTTACCAGACGAAAGTGGCACACTTGCTACACAAAGTTATGTTACAAGTGCAATTTCAGGCGGTTCCTTGGCAGATACAGATGCCCTTGCTGAAGGATCAAGTAATCTTTACTATACAGATGGCAGAGTAGATTTGCGTATTGCTAGTGCTAATCTAAGTGATCTAGCAGATATAGACGATAGTGCTAGAGCAGACACTTATGTATTAACCTGGGAAAATGCCACAAGCACATGGATTGCAGCACCAACAGCGAGTACATATGGCACAAGTGATTTTAACACAGATCTTGCCACTGCATTAGGTGGCAATGTTACCATTGGTGGTAACTTAACAGTTAGTGGCACAACAACTACTGTAAATTCAAATACAGTGAACATTGGCGATGCTATTATTACACTAAACGCTGACGAAACTGGAACACCAAGTCAAAATGCTGGTATTGAAGTAGAACGTGGCACTGAAGCCAATGTGTTTATTAGATATAATGAAAGCACCAATGTTTGGGAATTTACAAACGATGGCTCAGCATATACAGCATTTGGTAGTTCATCAACATTTACTGGTAACACTGACGGTATTTCAGAAGGTTCTGCTAACTTATATTATACAGATGCTAGAGCGAGAGCTGCTATAAGTGCTACAGGTAGTATTAGTTATAATAACACAACAGGTGTTATTAGTTATACACAGCCAACAAATGTAAGCACATTTACAAACGACAGTGGTTACATTACAGGTTATACAGTAACAAGCGGAGATGTAACAGGTGCGTTGGGATATACGCCGTATAATGCTACTAATCCAAATGGTTACATTACAGCAAGTTCTACAGATACACTAACTAACAAAACACTTGGCGCAACTACTGTAGCCGGGCATATTATTCCAGACACAGATGTTAGTTATGATTTAGGTAGTACTACATTTAAATTTAGAGATTTGTATTTGAGCGGTACTACAATTAGCCTTGGTGGTGCAACACTTAGCGCAGACGGATCAAATTTAAGTCTAGGATCAGGTGCGTTTGATTTAGCCCAAAATACCACAGCAGATTTAGCAGAACATACAACTGCACAATATTATACTGATACAAAAGTTAGAACACACATTGAGGGTGCTGATTTAAATTTAGGCACAAATAAAATAACATATTCAAATGTATATGCTACTACTGGCGATTTACCATCTGCTTCAAGTTATCACGGTATGTTTGCTCATGTACATGCTGAAGGTAAAGGTTATTTTGCTCACTCAGGTGCCTGGAAAGAATTAGTAGATACGAGTAGTAGTAGCGGTATTAATATTCAGTTTAATAGTATAGGCGCCGGAACAGCGGCAAGCGGTACTGCTGGAGATATTCGTGCTACAGCAGACGTTACAGCGTATTACAGTTCTGACGAAAAATTAAAAGAAAACGTAGTTGAAATTGATAATGCGATAAATAAAGTTAAGCAGATTCGTGGTGTTGAATTTGACTGGACGCAAGATTACCTAGAAGCAAAAGGTGGCGAAGACAATTATTTTATTCGTAAACATGATGTAGGTGTGATTGCTCAGGAGATCGAAACTGTTCTTCCCGAAGTAGTAGGTACTAGGGAAGATGGTATAAAAGCAGTTAAATATGATCGTATAGTGGCACTACTAATTCAAGCAGTAAAAGAACAACAATCAGAGATTGATGATCTAAAAAGTCAAATTCAAAATATCCAAAGAGGAGAATAATAATGGCACTACCAGCAACCGGCTCTACCATTAGTATCGGAAGTATCAGAACATACTTTGGTTTGTCAGGTACTCAAAGTTTGTATAGTTTAGGAACATATATTTCACCTAACGTTACAACAAACATTAGACTATCAGCCACATTTGGCGGATGGCAGAATCCTAATCCGACAGGCGCTAGTTAATTTATAAAGTCAACTGATTCAGTTGACTTTTTAATACTTTACAGTATAATAAAGAAACTCTATAATAAATTCACAGGAGAAAAATCTATGAGTATTCGTACACGTTTCGAAATCGAAACATTTGTGTTGGGATCGCACCCAACTGCCGCAAGAAAAGCACAGGCACTTACTGTGGAATTAGAAGCGGCAAAAGCGGCAAATCATCCTGATCTTCCAGTACTACAGGCAGTTTATGATGACTTTGCGGCTAACAACAATGTAGAAGAATTGTTAGCAAATATTGAAGCAGAAGAAGAGCAGTATTGGATTGAGCGTCTAGCAAAACTAGCCGCTATTGATATCCTTACCATTGGTAAGGTACAACCAGAAACAATGCATCATATGGCCGCTCTTAGTGATGATGCCTTTGCCGCCAGTGTAAAGAGTGCTACTGTACTTGCTAAAACATTGAACGAAAACGTTCGTCAAATTGAAGCGGAACTTGCCACTGATCTTGTTCAGGACTAATGGTAAGCATACCCAAATTTCATTATAAAACGAACACTGATGCTAGGGTTGCTATTTGCGTTCCTGTGCGTGACTTTGTAACCATCATGTTTGCGAACAGTCTGTCCAATCTTACATATAAGTGCGGGCAGGCTGGACAGAAGATTACAGTAAACATGGTTATGGGTAGCGAAGTTACAATGCAGAGACAAGAATTAGTAGAACAGGCATTAGACACAGATTGTACACATTTGTTATGGATTGATAGTGATATATCTTTCCCTACATACACCTTAAACGCCCTGCTATCGCATGATAAAGATATTATAGCATGTAACTATAGCACAAGGGTTCCGCCACACAGGCCTGTTGCTTTTAGAAGTGAACACGACTTAGATAGCAGAGTATATGATGGAACAGGAATACAAAAGATTTGGGCAGTTGGTATGGGGTGTATGTTAGTAAAACGAGAAGTTTACGAAAACATACCAGCACCACATTTTAGAATCTCTTGGGACGAAGTTAATGATAGTCTCATGGGAGAAGATATATACTTTTGTACAAAAGCAAAAGAAGCAGGATACGATGTCTGGCTAGAAAATGATTTGAGTAAAAACATTGCTCATATCGGTACAAAATCATATACTATAAAAGGCGATTGTAATGATTAATTTTAAAGATTTGAAATCAGAATTATTTGAGTTTAAAGAACAGAATGTAATTACTCCATGGGATAGATTGAAAAAGCATATATTCCAGAGTTATCCAGTACATGAAATCGATCAAGCATTACCTTTATTTGACGACTATTTAGACGTCGCTAGACAATATAACACTCAATCAGATATGGTTTGGGTACTGGAAAAGGGCAATGTTGTTAGAGAAGATTTTCCCTGGCATTATAAACCAAGTGCTGAAGGACGTAGTTTTGTACATGAGTTTCCACGTATTGGTAAAAGAAGCAGACGTAGTGTGCGTTGGGGAGATTTGAGACTTGTACCCACAGGCGGATTTGCTCATGGTAGTTTAAAAAATAGTATCCATGCTACTTACCACGATGCTGATTTTGAAATCTTTATGATTAGTTTCCATGAAGCAGAAGCAGATAGAAACTTTACTAGCCTAAAAGAACGTTTTCCTGATGCCAAACATGTAAAAAATATTGAAGGTATTGGCAATGCTCATAGGGAAGTTGGTAAAAGAGCAACTACTGAAATGGTTTATATAGTTGATGCTGATGCTCAAATTATGGAAAGATTTAACTTTGATTTTATTCCGCCATTATCAAGTAGACATAACACGACTTATGTGTGGACTGCCAGAAACCCAATCAATGGATTGGAATACGGTTATGGTGCTGTAAAACTATTCCCTAAAAAACAACTAGAAGAAATGGGACATGAACTTCCTGACTTTAGTACTGGTAGTTCGTTCTATCAACCAGTTAGTGACGTAAGTAACATTACCAACTTTAACAAAGATCCATACAGAACATGGAGAGCAGCATTCCGTGAATGTGTTAAACTAGCAAGTCAGATTAATCCAAATGCTCCTGTGAAAGAGACTGCTGAACGATTAGAAGCCTGGTGTACTGTAGATAATGGTGCTCGCTTTGGACGCTACTGTATCAAAGGCGCACTAGAAGGTAGAGAATACGGTGAAGCAAACAAAGATGACGTTGAAGCATTAAACAAGATCAATGATTTTGAATGGTTGCGTGAACAGTTTGTTGCTAGTATGAAGAAGCGTATTACTGCTGGTTAAGATTACTATAGATTGTACGAATTTTTTTAATAATTTGTCTGTTGAATAACTGAGCCTTTGCTCCGTTATGTAATGGACGCGGCCAATTACCTATCTTAACCCAGCAAAATCCATCACTTTCATTGTTTAGTTGCGGTATAAATTCTTGTACTACTTCTACAACAAACGTATTATATACAAATTGTTTATCAGGGCTGGTAAATTTGTTTAGCGGATATACTTTTTGTATATCAGGCACCATTCCAATTTCTTCTTCTAATTCTCTTAATAGAGTATCAATAGGGCGTTCCTTACCCTCACTCTTACCACCAAAAAATCCCCAGGTGCGAGGATGACTGGTATCTCCACTTCGTTGTTGTAGCATAACTCTACCAGTATCACTACTTAAAAATAAACAACCACTTGCTTCAATCATCTGTAAAATCCCAACTGTTAATTTCGTTTTTGACAGTTTCAATTATTTGTGGATACTCTTTTAGATTCTTACTGATGCGATCATGGTATTCCTCGACTGTAAAGTTAGGATTATACTTTTTTAGTACCTGATAAAATCTATGATAGATATTTGGCTCATGTTCGTTGTACTCAAAGTATAGTGGCATATTGTTGTTAATAGGCCAAAATAAGTTAGCAATATGATCATAAGCCGCCCGCCAAGTGTCTCTTGTCATAGTTTTGGCTTCCATTATGTTTGATAAATTAACAAACTGTGTTTTTATAGGATGATCTAAATTTTCTTTCCACTCATTAAAACTTAGTATACCACTATTTAATCCGTAGTTTGGATCCAGATATTCTTTGGGAGTACGGTATAGTAATGCGTATTTGATATTTGGATAATCAGCATACAATTCGTCAAGCAGTCCATTTTTAACTACTTCTAAATTCATAAAAGTAATTTCTACACACACGCTATCAGTATGCTTTAATCTAGCACGGAGTACTCTAATAGTATCTAGTGCGCTGTCAGATTTATTGTTAAGCAGTTCATGAATACAATCATGACCGTCTACCTTAATCATTGATAATCCTTACATGTAAAGGCGCCAGAATGCTGGCTTGTATATACCTTCGTGACTGTTTGTCCATTCAGTGCCGTCCCAGGTAAGTTGATCACTGCTGGCAATATTTTGTATATAATGTCTAGCACTAGTATTTTTGCTATCAAAACTAACAACCCAGGCACTGCCGTTATATTCAATAATATCATTTTCGTTTGCTATTAGTCCACCATAGTTTGCTAATGGTAAGTCTTGTGTTAACAAGTAACGATGTCCGATTACAGGAGCAGGAACAATACCATCACCTGGATAGTTTGCTTGTGGATTAAGAATAGCGTCAACAGCGTTTAGTGTATTGTTTGGTAATGTACTGTTATCAATAGTAACAATTAATGCATTACTATTACTTGGGTCTGTTTCAAGTTTACCAATAACATCGTTAGATGGATCTCCAGGATTATCTCCTTTTCGTAGTCTTATTTGACTGATGCCATCTCTAAGTTCACCAAACGGACGTAGATCATCTTCCCAGGTTAGTGTAGCGCCAGACGCATCTGTTGGCTGGCCGTTTTTATTAAGCAAGTATGCTTTGCCGTTTTCAAATCTAACTTGCCTGTCTTCAAAAGTTACAACTGTATACTTCAAAGAGGTAGTGTCAAAACTTTCATTGTTACGGAAGTTATCTAAATCTTCGCCGTCTAAACTGTATAGTTCACTGATTAAATTATAGATAAGTTTTTGTTGTTTAATTTTTGCTGGTGGATTAATAAGCACTGGTAGTTCAAATGTAAGTGTACTAACATCAATAATGTCATCTATAGTGCTACCCACTGTTCTGCTACTCCAGTTCATTGTAGTCATTTCCACATAACTTAGTGCACTCCAATCAAAAGGATTATCACTTGTTCTGATGTTAAGTGTTGGATTAAACAACACCAATATTTGTTCCAATAACTGTAGTTTTTGATCTGTGTTACTTGTCCAGATGTCAGTATTCATTATCATTTTATATGGAACAGGCGCATGTCGTTCAATAGTATATTTGTTACCACTCTCATTCACATATTGTCCTGTAGACTGATCTAATTTCTTTTCAAATACTTGAACTTTATCAACATGATCCTGATAAGTTCTTCTATCAGCCGCCATTTCTAATCCAGTAACACTACAAGCAATAAACGGAACACTGTTTACAACGTTCTCTGAATTCTCACGGGTTATATGTGCTGCCATGCGATTAATATCACCATAACGAACTGGTACTTGTTGATAAATCGGTAACTTATTATCATCCAAACCCATTTGTACACTGAATCCACTAAACAGCCTAATAAACTGTTGAATGTATCTGCGAATCTGTTTGTCGTAAAAATACTGTTGTGTCATTATTCAAAATCACTCTTGGGTTTAATAACTTGGCTAAGTGGTTGGCGCTCTGGAAATTCTTGATTATCAATAACTGTTGTAGCGTCGTTGTTGATAAACGAACTAGCATTATATGTTCTATCACTCCAAGTTTGTTCAGTGATGTTATCATACAAGCGGTGCCATCTACTACCACGGAATACAAATAAACGATTTGGCTTAAAGTCTGTTCTTACAAAATAATCACCATCGTTAGGATCAGTAGGAAACTGATCACCTTGTTGTAGTGTTTCACCGTGTTCATATTCATTATCAGTTGGCTCTTGACCGAACAAATGTTCTGTTAATGGCAAACCAACTGGATCGGCAATCTCTGCCGCTTTAACAATAGCATTACTAATGTTAAGTTCTGTTTTATAGTTACTCAAATCATTCTTGAGACTGTTTGGATCGTCCGCTGTACCAAGGATATCACTGTATTCTTGTGTATCTGTAAGTGGTGCTACTTTAACACGCCAGATATGAGGATACCAAGTTTGGCTAAATCCTTCACTACCGCGGCTAGCATCTTGTACAACATAAAATTTATTTACAGCATCTTTCTCATGGCTTAGTAATAAGTCATCTCTTAGATGTGGTAATTCTAGTACGTCTCCAGGCATTAATCGTCTGCCCAGTTTCTCTACACAATCGTTCATATGGAAGGTAATAAACAGTGTGTCGTTAGTTAAGAATAAACCAAACTGGCTTAAATCAAAGTCGTTATCGCTTACATTGTATACGCCACGTAGCTCATATATATCAGGATCGTATTTGCGATCTCTGTTTTCCATGAATAGTAAATCTTGTACTTTTGTTTCGTTAATCCAACCTTCTGGATTAATGTCAACACCTGTTTCCAGGTCTACTTCTAATCCACTTCCATAATTGGGTTCAGTAGGGTCTTCAGTGCTTAACTGTTGTTTAGGCCCTAGATACTTATGTACATGTACCGCGGTCCCGCCAATAAGAAATTGCTCACGAATATTTTTATCCATGAAGTTATAATCATTTCCTTTGTACGGTTTGTAAAGACTTAGTCTTGGCATACTTTCATTCCCTTATACTGTATTTATTTAATTGTTGCTGTACCAAAAATTAAGTTCGTCCAAAACCATGTCTTTTAGTTGCTCAAAATCAATGATTCTATCTTGTTGATTCCTGGATTCACACCATTTATTATATGTTTCAAAGCATTCTCGGTAGTTGTTAATCATGCTTGCCTTTTCCATCATGGTGTTTAGTTTAATTGGTATAGGATTAACAAGAGTTCTATCCTGTTTCATATCCCACATCTTTTTAGATACTGTATTGTACTGATCTAAATGTTGCTTTAAAAATTCCTGATGATTTACTGATAAATCTGTTCTTTCAGCTCGTATCATTAAATCAGATGTTTTGGAACCAGTAACTTTTTTTTGGTTTTGTGCTACCTGCGCTGGTGCTTCTAGCAACTTAATTTCATTACTGTTGCCTAATAGTTTAACTGACTCTTTGCTAATTCCGCTTGTATCACTAAACAAGTAATGACACGAATTCCAAAGTTTAAAATCCATTCCCATACTTTGTTCAAATGTATGGGCTTGTTCATTGTTAGGATAAATGTTTAACTTCTTTACAAACTCGTCTAAGTTTTGGCTATCACGCTCATAGTAATAGTTGATATTGATATTAAAATGGTCTGAAATCCATTTTTCGTATTCAAGATAGGTATCCAAGTATTGTGTTAGCATTTCTTGATCAACATCAATACCTTTTTCCATTACCTTATTAAACGCTATGCCTTTTTCAGCATGTGTAAACACATTTAACTTTTTACTTTCAGTTTGAATTATCCAACTCAGTCCGTACTCAAATAAGTTCTTTCTTTTGGCTGCTATTAGATAGAAATTGTTGTTAATGTAGTCATAAAATTTTAACTGATTTTCTAGGCCATCATTTCTGTTGTGTAAATGATACAATGCCAGTCTGCTAGTTTTATAGTGATCTGTCCTATCTAGTATGTCAATAATTTCATCTAGACTTTGGTGATATCCCCATAAACGATTACCTTGTGAATCCTTGGTGGGAGGTTTGCCCACCATTTCACGCTGATGCTTTTCGCTATAGTACAATTCTAATCCGTTTGTGAGTTCGTGTAAATTTACCACAGGCTTGTCATAATTATGTGATTGCATAATTATACTAATATAACGTTGTAATAAAGTTGATCCAACTCTGTCAGGAGTAAGCACTAGAACATTCATTTTTTATTATACCAAAAATCTAGTTCGTTGTACACACTTTCATCTAATTGATCTGGTGTTATGATTCTGTGTTCTTGATCTTCATCTACACACCATTTGAGAAATGCCTCATACAGTTCTTTAAAGTTTCTCACCATACTTGCTTTTTCCATCATGGTGTTTAGTTTAATTGGTATTGGGCTAACCATTAGTCTGCGGTTTTTAAAATCGGACATCTTTAAACAGATTTCATGATACTGCCCAAGATTTTCTGCTAAAAACTCCTGGTGAGGTAGTGACAAATCTGTTCGTTGTATTCTTTCACTTACATCTGTCAGATGTCCTAGCACACGATGTCTTTCCATGTCGTCATTTTGCTCTACTTGCTTTGGCGGTTCCAGTAAAATTTTATTTTTTTCTGAGCTAAGTAGTTGAGGTATAGAATTGCTAATGTTACTTCCGTCACTGATTAAGTAATGACAAGTATTCCAAGTTTTAAAGTCCATTCCCATCACATCTTCAAAAGTAACATCTGTTTTGGTTGGGTAAATGTCTAGACTACTTACATAAGCGTCTAAGTCTTGTATGTGTTCTTCATAGTTGAATACACTGTCAACTCTAAAGTTATCTTCTAACCATCTTTCATACTTGAGATATCTACTCAAATAATTTGTAAAAATTTCAGCATCAACATAAATGCCATTAGCAACTAATTTGTTAAACAATCCAGACTTTTCAGCATGACTGTACGCATTGAATCTTTTTGTATTAGTTTTAATTACCCAACTTAGGGCATGTTCAAATAGATTCAATCGTTTCGCCGCAATAATGAAAAAATTATCATTGATATACTTGTAAAACTTTTGTTGATCTTCTGGTGCGTCTTTTCGATTAACTATATGATACAGTGCCATACGACTAGTTTTATAATGATCAGTGGTATCCAACATGGTTATAATTTCATCTAAACTCTGATGATAACTCCAAGTACCAACACCATTTTCATCTCTAGGGTGTGGCTTCCCCACCATAGTTCTTTTAAATTCTTCGTTGTAGTAAGTTTCTAGACCATTGGTTAATTCATGTAGATTTACTACTGGCTTACCGTAATCATGCCCTTGCATAATAACAGTGATATAACGCTGTAACAGGGTGCTACCAACCCTGTCAGGCGTTAAAACGATAACATTCATGGGAATCCTCTCATAAGTTTCTAGTATTTATCGGTTGACAAAGTGTAAGAATATGCTATTATGGCTATATAGTGGTAAGGAAAATCTAAACAGGAGTATTTTATGGCTATTTCAGTACCTCGCAAAACACGCAAGCAAAAGGCTCGTGCCGCAATCCGCCGTAAAGGCAAAGTAGCAACTGTTGATTGGACAGATGCTGACAAACTAAGTGGCGCTGAGTATCATAAAAAGCGTCGAGCAGCAACAGATGAAATTTATAGTGAAGTTAAAGCATCTGATCTACATGCGTTTATTTACACTTACATGAAAAAAGAAGGATACAGCGCAAAAGATATCAAATGCGCCAAAGCAGCTACTATAATTAGTACCACTGCTGGCATCTATGCTAAACTGCTACTTGATGGCATGCCAGATTATCATGAAGCTCAGGCTGAGTATTGGGCATCGCTTCCTGGCACAAGTGGTGAACTTCGCCCTGTTAGTGAATTTGTCAAACGTGAAATTGATGAATCCATTAAACGTGGTAAACCGCTGGTAGCACAAAAAGAACGAGAAGAAAAACTCAAAGCACTGGCAGAAGGAAAAGCATACAAACCTACTATCCAACAAATTATGCACGAAACTTCTATCAACATGAGTGAAGGTTTGGAAGAGGTTGTTGAAGAGTTTATTACAACTCAAGATCCTGCTGTTGTTAAAAAGTTTGATGCTTATCGTGTATTGGTAGCGGCTGAAGCCAAGGCCAATCATGCTCGTATTATCAAAGGTTTTTACGAAGGGTGTTATGACGAGTTGTATGAAGTAAACAATTTACCTACGCCAGCACAACGCAAAAAACTCAGTGAAACAGAGCAAGATCTTATTTCACAACTTGAAGAAGGATACAGTCATTATAGCACTGCTCAAAAGAAAGCGGCATTGGAACTGTACAAAAAGATTATTGATGCTTGTGATATAATTATTACAAGTCAGAAAGCAACTCGTAAGCCACGCAAGGTTAAAGAAAAGAGCGCAGATCAAATTGTTGCTAAACTTAAACTAAAGCAAGCAGATACTGATTATGGTATTGCCAGTGTGGCACCAGCGACATTGATTGGTGCTGTGTGTGCGTTGGTGTTTAATACTAAAAACCGTAAACTTGGCATGTATGTAGCAACTGATGCTGATGGATTTACTGTAAAAGGTACTACACTACAACGTTATGACGAAGCGCAAAGTGTACAAAAGACGTTGCGTAAGCCAAATGAAGTATTGCCTAAGGTTAAAAAGACAACCAAAGCAAAAGCAATCAAAGAATTTGGGTTCCTGAAAACAACTGAAACAAAACTTAACGGTCGCTTCAATGAGGAAACAGTTCTTCTGGCAGTTTTTAAATAAATACTAGCACAGGAGAACAATAATGAGTGCTAGAAGTGATTTAATCAAAGAAATGGAACTCCGCTTAGGCGGCGGTATGGTTGATGTTGAACTCGATCCGGAACATTATGAGTTAGCAATAAACAAGGCTGTACAAAAGTATCGTCAACGAGCAGAAAATTCGGTTGAGGAAAGTTTCGTCTTTGTTACACTTCAAGAAGATCAAAACGAGTACACACTACCGCCTGAAGTTATAGAAGTAAAGGATATTTACAGACGTACAACAGGCGTTAGTAGCGGTACTGGTAATGATATTGAGCCGTTTCAAGCTGCATATCTAAATACTTACCTACTACAGGCTGGCAGAGCAGGCGGACTTACTCAGTTTGACTTTGTACACCAGTACAGAGAAACAATGGGTAGATTATTTGGCGCAGAAATATTGTTCACCTGGAGACCTCAAGATCACAAATTGGTATTACATCGTAAAGTTAAAGCAGAAGATACAGTAATACTACATTGTTATAATAATCGACCAGATGAGAATCTACTCTCAGATACCTACGCAGGTCCTTGGCTAAAAGACTATGCGTTTGCTCATGTACGTCTAATGTTAGCAGAAGCACGTGGTAAGTTTACACAGATTGCTGGCCCACAAGGCGGTACAACAATGAACGCAGATCAACTTCGTACAGATGCTATGGGCGAAATCGACAAACTAGAAACAGAACTAACATTATACAGCGAAGGCAGTGTTGGCCTTGGCTTTGTTATAGGCTAAAATGATACTAGGAAAACACCATTGTACGATTGATGAGATAACATACGATCGTCAAGAATTACTTGAATTTTACAATCAACATAAACATAACACTATGGGCTTTGCTGATTATATGCAATACCTTACGCCTATTAAACGAGAGTTTAAAGGACGTCCAGGTATGAATGCTGTTGCTGTTCAAAAAACAGAAGGCAAAGATTTGTTGGATTATCCAGTAATACAAAAATATGTAGATATGTTTAACTGGAAAGAATATCCTGGTCCTAGAGAAATTGATTTATTACATTACGATCCAGGATTTAGGTTTCATCCACATACAGATCATTTCATGTGGTGTGGAATAATGTTTCCTATCTTACCAGAAGATGCTGGCGAGCCTATTGTGTTCTACAGTAGGCCTGGACATGAGCCAGAACGTAATGTAAATTACGAAAAAATACATGGTTGGACTGATGATGATATAGAGTACACTCATTATTATAGTAACAAACATCCGACACTGTTTAATGGAATGGCAGTACATGGTGTACCAACAGTTAAACGAGAGCGTGTCTATCTAAGAATTAAAATACTGGGTGAAGCATTTGATAGCGTTGTTTCTAAATTAGAATCTGGTAATTTTGTAATACAATAAAGGAATAATATGAAAAAAGTAGTAGGAATTTGTGGTCTAATCGGACATGGCAAAGACACAGCGGCAGGTTTTTTAATTGAACAAGGATATCAGCGCATCAGTTTTGCTGGTGTGCTAAAAGATACTTGTGCGGCACTGTTTGGTTGGGACAGAATTCTACTAGAAGGTAATACAACTGAAAGTCGTGCCTTTAGAGAGCAAGTAGATACATGGTGGGCAAATCGTTTAGACATACCCGATTTTACACCACGTTATGCCCTACAGCATATTGGCACAGACGTTTTTAGAAGAAATTTCCATCCTGATATCTGGGTAGCGGCATGTGAACGCCAGATTGAAATGACAGATAAGAACGTTGTTATCAGTGACTGTCGTTTTTATAATGAGCTCAATGTTATCAAAAGATTGGGCGGAAAAACAGCAGTAGTGTGGAGAAATGAAAAACCAACATGGTGGAACTGGGCCGTAAAAGCAAATCAAGGTAGTCTAGAAGCAAATCATATTATGAATGAGGGCGATGTACACCCAAGTGAGTGGAGTTGGGCTGGCTGGAATTTTGATTTTCGCATAAATAACACCTCAACTTTAGATAATCTAAAATCTGAAGTACTAAAAAATCTTAGTTAACTACACACATAACTCTATATCAGTGCTTATTTCAGGGCTATTGCATAAATACGATTAGAACAGAATGACAAGTTCTAATAACGTTATTATATAAAGGAGAGCTCTAAAATGGCAAATCTAGTTTCACCTGGCGTACAGGTTACAGTAACAGATGAGTCGGTTTATGGTCCAGCGGGTGCCGGCACAGTTCCAGTTCTATTCGTAGCAACTGGTGAAGATAAGGTAGACCCAACAGATACAGAAACTGATGGTATTGCGAAATATACCAAAGCAGCCAATGCGGGTAAGCCAATTCTAGTTACATCACAGCGTGAACTTACACAATACTTCGGTAACATTGATTTCCGTACAGTAAGTGGTACAGTACAACAGGGTGATGAAACAAACGATTATGGTCTACTAGCGGCTTATAGTTTCCTCGGCCAAAGTGCGGCGGCTTATATCGTCCGTGCTGACGTTAACTTAACACAACTACGTCCTAGTTCAAGTGAGCCAACTGGTGATCCAGATAACTTAACTTACTGGGTAAATCCAAATGGCACTAGTTATGGTATCTATGAATACTCTACTAGTGGTATATGGACAGCAGTTACTCCAACAGTTGAAATTGTTAGTACAGCAGGTTCGGCATCTGCCACTGTTGTTAACGATAGTTTCCTAGTTGAAGTTGTTAACGGCGCAAGCGAAACACAAATTATTTACTACAAAGGTGTAAGTGGATCTTGGGATGCACTTGATAGTGGATATTCAGCAAATGACGTAACATTTGCTCCACACTACAGCGCACCAACATCTCCTACAGCAGGAGATATTTGGATTAGAACAACTACTCCAGCAGGTGGTTTAGATGTAGACATTTCATTGTTTACAACCACTGGTGGTAGTTTTGCTGCCAAAACACCAATTTATGCTAACGACATTGCTACAGATCCAACTGGTATTGCTGGTGATGTTAACCAAGACGGTACAGCAGGTTCTGCTCGTACATTAGTTGACGGTGATATTTGGTTAGCAATCGATTCAACAAATGGTTTAGTACAAATCAAGCGTTGGGACGACACAACTGCTGGTCAACAGTGGGACGATATTGCTACTAACGCATCAGTCGCTACAGGCGGTTATGTAATGGAAGCAAGTACCACTCAACCAACTGGTAATCCAGCCGATGGAACCATTTGGTACGATCCAGATGTTGACGACCTAGACATTTATGAAGTAGCACTAGACGGTGGTGTTCAGAAGTGGATGAAAGCAAGTGACGTACAATACGGTTCAAGTGCTCCGCTAACTGATACAGCAGGTGGTGCTCTAGCAGACGGTGATTACTGGGTTGACACTGACGAAGATGGTTACCCTGTAATTTACAGACATAACGGTACGGATTGGGTACTAAAAGATAACACAGACCAAAGCACAAGCGATGGTGTTGTATTTGGTGACATTACTGATTCTGCTAACGCAGGTGGTGCTTATGTAGCAGCCGCTGATGTACTAACAGACGGTCCAAACCCATTAGTTTATCCAACTGTTACTACAGGTGTTAACATGTGTCGTAGTGCTGGTACTGTTCGTAAGTACGACAGTTCACTAGGTACAACATGGAAGTGGCGTAACTTTGCTAGCAACCAAGCAGACGGAAGCGGTAGTTTCCTACGCAAGGCTCAGCGTAAAGTAGTTGTTGCAGCTATGCAAGCAACTGCTAGCGCAAGCGAACTTCGTGAAGATACAATTCAATTCCGCTTAATTGCTGCTCCTGGTTATCCAGAAATGTTTGACGAAATGGTTACACTAAACAGTGATAGAAACGAAACAGCGTTTATCATTGTTGACGCTCCATTCCGTCTAAACCCAACAGAAGCAGTTAACTGGATTCAAGGCACAGGCGCTATTGAAAATGGCGAAGATGGTCTAGTAGGTAAAAACACCTATGCTGCTGCTTACTACCCAAGTTGTTTAACAACTGATCCAGTAAGTGGTAACAGTGTTGTTGCTCCTCCATCACATGTTGCTTTGTACACTTATGCGTACAATGACAATGTGGCATTCCAATGGTTTGCTCCAGCAGGTTTGACACGTGGTCAAGTACAAAACGCAAGTAACGTTGGTTATTTGAATAGCGAAAACGAGTTTGTTCCAGTAGCATTGACTCAAGGTCATAGAGATGCTATGTATGAAAACAAACTTAACCCAATCGCAAGATTCCCTGCAGAAGGTATAGTAGTATTCGGTCAGAAATCACTACATACTGCGGCAAGTGCTCTAGATCGTGTTAACGTAGCACGTCTAACAGCATACTTGAGAGAGCGTTTTGCTCTTATTGGTCGTCCATACTTGTTCGAGCCAA